CTTTAACAAAAAATGGTCGAACGTTAATACCGAATAACCAGTCAGTGCCGCAACTCTCGCGGAACCCACCCTCCCAGAATGACTTATCCTGGTTGATGGTGAACCCGATTGCGTTGAACACATGGAGGACGTTGGGGATACATTCCACGGGACATATGATATCGTCACCGTAAACGCTCACAGTATCATCCTCACACACGACAAGATCGGCGCAGCTGCGTACAAGAGCCCAAAATATCAGGGTCTGCAGCGGGAACGTATAACCATTCCCCATGCCTGAGAACTTCTCCAGGACATGTACTACGCCATCCCTCATGACCCTCTCACTTCGACAACTGTCGAGAGCAAGGAGCCAATCTATAGGAATAAGATCCATCACCAAATTGTAGGCAATGTTGTCGGATGCACTAGTTAGGTCAACAGTTGCTAAAGCTGCTGTTAACGACGCGCGTCTAGCCAGCTCACTTTGACGTGGCTGGAGTCGACGGATGTCGAGACCTATGCTCTTGAGGCGATCGCGGATTAAGTCACCATAAGCCGTTTGAACGTACTTGTTCAGTGGCGGCTCCTTGATAATCGTCCGGTCTTCAAAAGCAGTTTTCGGTACGAACTCGAAAGTCGCATTATCGATACGGACCCAAAGCGGTATTTCACGCAGCGGGCAAAATGAGGCGTCATAACCGACGTTGCCACCGTAATCTATCCCGGCATCCAGCCGGTCGGGGAGATGTTTCTCGTAGGACACGCTGTAACCAGCGCGTTCCAAACGAATATCCCGCCATTGCGACTCTTGAGGCCCATCTGGAGCAGGCGCGAACTGCGTATTACTCCAGTGTGGGACAACACGCATCAACCTGGCCGCGAGGCCAGACCGATACATGCCTTCACTGCATGCGAGATCCGCCATCAATTGACTTCTGATGGACGTATCCTTCTTCTTTAACTCAGTGGAAGCGCCACTGGTGAACCGAAAGTTCAAGCTAGAGAACTCAGGTAGATCACCCAATACCTTGGCGATTTTTCGGGAGGCAGAAAATAGTATCTGCTCAACCAGCGGGTCAAAACAAAAATGACCTGCCTCGCGTTGGCGGAATAACCCATTGATTCTTTCGCAA